GCCATAAGTATTATCCGTAGGGATTAGAAGGATCAGACGCCCGGGAGACATTGCTTCCGCCACCAAACATTCCGCCAACGGAAGACCCAATCATTCCGCCAATGGGACCACCCAGCATTGAGCCAGCGGCACCAAACAGGCCACCAAGCATCTGGCCACGGGCAGCGGCCTGAGCTCCAGCAGCCTGAGCCTGAGAGCCATAAACAGCCGTCTGATAGCGGCCCAGATTGGCCTGATTCTGCATGGCCAGATTGACGGCAGCGTTGTAGTCAACAGCACGCGGGCCAATGGGCTGCGCCCCGAGCTGCTGCGTGAAGGCTTGCTGTTGGGCTCCATAGCCCAAAGCGCCAGACTGACGGCCAAGAATGGATTGGAACGGATCGGCGCTGATGGCACGGCTCATGCCAAAGGCAAGCTGGCCAGCCTGAGCGGCCTCAGCCCTACGACGGGCAAGGATGTCCTCACGTCCAAGAATCTCGGCGGCAACGGAAGACGTGTCGCCCAGACGGCCACGGGCCAAGCCAGCCATGCGGGCCGTCTGCTGGGCTCCGCGCATTTGCTCGGGAGTGACACGATCAGCAGTCCCATAAGCCCGCTCTGCGGCCTGTTGGCTCAATTCAGCCATGCGGGCGGCAACAGGATCGGCAGCACGCAAAGCAGCCGTGGCACGCGGCCCAAGCTGCTCCACAGCGGCAATGTCAGCCGCACGTTGGGCTCCAAGCATCTCACGCTCCAGCACGCCAGCCTGACGGGTGGCCTGTTCCTGAAGGCCCAATACGCCACCCATGTAGGTGCGGAGGTCAGCCAGATTGAGGGCTGCGTAACGCGGACGGGCCAACTCCTCGGCCGCAATCATCTTCTCCAGCAATGCCGGATCGGACATGGTTTCTGCCGTCCTGCGGTATTCCTCCGCCATGCTGACGGGTGTTGGTGCGGGAGGAGGAGCGGGAGTCTTAACAGAGGCCATGATGTTCTTTGCGAGCTAGTTTAGCACACAACAGGGTTGTAGGGTAGGCCCGGAAGCGGTCGTTCCTGCCCTTATTACGGGTCCATCCCATGTAGGGAAGGAAGTAGGGGGCTTGGGCTACAAACCACTCCAAAGCGTTACGGCCAGCCGCATAATGAACATACCAGCAATCTGGCGTGGAGGGGTGCCAATCATCCTGCCCCACATCCTTCCTGACGGGCTTGGCTAGGAGCAGCCTGTCAGGAGTGGAGAACACATACCCATGACACAGGTAGTAGCCCAAGTCCTGCTCAAAGCTCCACCCCCTTGATTGGTAGTAGGCTTTGGCTTCCTCTATTGGGCTCACACCTGCGTCAATGCCACCTTGTATTCGCTGCTTCCAACTGTCACCAGAAGCTCTTTGGTGTTGTCATCCCACCCAAAGCTAATGACGTAGGGAGTGTTGGAGCCGGTTTGCAGTCTCACCGTTCTATCGCTGGTGTTGCCAGACTGAACAATCTTCCCTACCAAAGTGGCGTCTCCAGTTAGGGCTGTGGTTCCATTTACAGCAAGATTACCGGATGTCGCAACCGTTCCACCTGTCGTCAGGGTTCCGTTGACGGTGAGATTGGACGAACCATCCCAAGACGGCGCACCAGCTGACAGCTTGGCTACCGTAACGCCATTGTTGGCAATCTGGAGCTGGCCTCCGCTCACTTCAAGACCACCACCGCTGGCGCAGGTGCCGCTGCTGCCAGATACAAAGGCTGCATTATCCACCAAGTTGTGCAGCTTGACGTTGGTTACGGTGTCGGTGGACGTGAAGGTTTGACCCTTGGTTAGGATGGCCATAAATGAAATAGGTTGAGATTAGGATACCACGGCCAGCTTGCGGACGGTGCCGGTAGAGTCCTTGATTTCGATGTAGCCGTCGATTGTCACTCCGCTATTCGCCGTGTACGTTCCAAACTTAGCGTAAGCGTTTGGAGCAATGTGAACATCCCTCCAAGCTACTGATCCCGACAAGGCAGCTAATTCAGCGCAATTATTGGTAGCATCATACCTAAGCCCAACGTAGGTTGTTCCACTACCAGAGCCAGAGGCATTAAGGAATCCAACCCTAGTCGCACCAGCACCGCTGGTATAGATATCGCTTGGACAGGAAATTACTCCCCCGGCAGCTACTGAACTCCAAGTGCTTATTGACCCATTATTGGCAATGTTTAATGCAGCAAGTTCTCCAGTAGTTCCATTTGGAGTTACACGAAACTCCATTTCTGTTCCATGAGCAGATGCCGTCCAAGCTTCGGATGTTCTTAGCCTTATCTGAGCATTGCCAACCCATGATGATCCGTCATACCCTATGAGTTTAAATGCCGTTATGCGTCCGCTTGGAACAGCCGTTGGAGTGGTTGGGGTTCCATCGGCAACATATCCTTCAAAGTTTGGAGTTCCTCCAAAATGGTAGCAGCGAATAATGCCATTTCCAAATGTTCCAACAACCTGAAACGCAGTAGAAGGAGTTACCTCAACTATTCCAGTATCCTTAATAACAAGCCTGTCATTGCCACCCTTGCTACGAAGCCTTACGGTTCCATTGGTTACGTTGCCCGGAGTTAAGAGAACTGATCCGTTGTACCCAGTTACCGTAGTGTATTCGTTTCCAAGAAGGTCAATCTGACCTCCTCGGGTGTCGCTATCGCTACCACCTCCATTTACGCGGATAATTGAATTATCTGATCCATCTGAAGTGGTGGATGAAATCAGACTTGCTCCATCCAACTTTATCCATCCGTTGGACCCAACACCAGTAATCCTAGGAGTATTTAGGATGCCATTTCGTACCGTAAGGCTATTGAACTCGGCATCTCCAGAACCTTTGATTTGCCAACCAGACGATCCTGAAACAAATCCAGATGACTGAATTACTCCAGAACCCGGAGTTGCTCCATCTGAAATGGTTAATGATTGGCTGGTGATAGTTCCTGCCGTAATCTTGGTGGCCGATACATTCTGGATGAGCGCATCCTTGATGTAGACAACACCTCCACTAACCGTAAACGGAGACTCCTGAGCGGTTCCATCAGAGTTTATGATGGAGAAGTAATCGGCCTGAACTACAAACTCCGTACCCTTGGCGGCATAGGCGTTGGTAACGCCATAGTTCTCGGTTGATGAACCAGAAGGAAGGTTATAGGTGAACGTAGTGCTTCCCGTGCTGGTGATGATGTAGGTTCCATTGGGATTGGTTGTGGCATAACCCAATCCTGTCATGCTAACCAGATTTCCCGTAGTATAGCCATGTGCCGTCGCCGTAGTGATTGTAACGACGTTCGCACTTCTGCTTGCCACAGAAATCACCTTCCCGCCATCAGCATTCGTAGCCCTGAAGCCTAGGATGCGCTGGCTTGGACCAGAGGCCGTAGGCGTCACCATCAGCACATACTCATCCGCAATGCTGTCAACTCGCTTGTCTGGATAGGGCTCCCAAGTAGACGTACCAGAATTCCAGCGATAGAGGATGTTGTTGTCCGATGTGTTTATCCAGACATCTCCATCATTAGGACTAACTGGCTGGGTGGCTGACCTAGTAATCTTCTTGGCCAGATTTGTGGTGATGGTGTCCGTAACTGGCCAAGTGGCTACAGTTGCGGCCAAAGGCCCAACCACATTGGAAAACCGACCATTCCTAGCCTCCACCTTAATCCAGTAGTAGCGGGTGGTTCCTGCCGTAAGATTTTGTCGGAAGAAACTTCTTTGGTCTTGCCCGACGTAAAACGATGGATTGGCCGGAAGGGAGCTAGTGGTGTTCTCGTAAATCCAAGTTTTGAGAGGCTGGGTGTTCTGCACCCAGCTCCAAGACAACACAATGGACTCAACGCCAGAGGTGTAGCTCAGGGCCGTTGGATCATTGGGCGTTATGCCATCATCTGGAGCAAATCCATCCGAATTGGTGGCACCATTCCAGACAGACTCGTCAATGAGCTTGTTTAGACGGATGGCCGTAGCCTTGCGGCTGGCCCAATCCTCGTTCTTGTCCGTGAACGTGTAACCTCTTTTAATGATGCCCATTAGTCAGCGGAAAGGATGGCATTCATACCCAGCATACCCGTCAAGCGTAAAGCCCTCACCTTCGGCCTTCCAGAAGACGGTGTAACACTCATTTGAGCGCCATAGCCCCTAAGATTGCCAATTCTAGCCCTGATTGAAACGTCCTCGGACGCTGCCAGATAGTTGCCCGTTATTCCGAATACGGTGCCAAGGGAGGCCGTGGCATCGGGATTCTCCACCTCAATGGACATGGAGGCGTTGGAGGGCGTGTTAGACGGACTTTCCAGATGGAGCTCGTAGGTGTTGAACTTCTTCCGGTCAATCGTCCCAAAGGTGTATTGGCGGCTGGTGAACAGCGAACTTACGGCTGTCTCAACAACGGAGCTTCCAGAAGCTAGGGCAAGGAAGTCATTCCAGTTGCTAGGGCTGGCGGAGTCAGCCGTGTCGATGAGATGGATGCCACCCTCCTTGCTGACGGCATGGAGCTTATTGGGCCCGCCAGCACCAGCACGGATGAATCCTGTGATGTTCCAATTAGCGTTGTTCACCACATCCACCGACTCCCATCCCTGATTGAGGAAGTTGTACACCAGAATGGTGTTGTTCACCGTGGAGGTGTCCAAGGGAACGGCTAGGTAGTAGCGATTGTCGTGGTAGACGCCTACAGCATTCCCAGCATAAGGCTTGTTAATACGAGCAATGAGAGGATTGATTGCCTCGGACAGCGGCACCGTGGCCCCGCGCAGGTTGTACAGGTCCTCAAACGCCACCCCGTACACGCCATTGTCGGAGAGGAAGAAGATTTGATTGCCCACTTGAGCAATGGACTTGCGTGACACGCAGCCCACCTCACGGGTGATTTCCTGCACCGTGGCATTGGCTAGGTCGGCTCCAACGCCCCTCACCAAGTGGATGGAGTTGCGGGCGAACGCTACAAGGTTGTCTTCCGAGAACGGCTGTAGACCAACGATGAAGTCGGCCGATCCAGACGCTATCCTGAATTGGTTCTGAATCTGGTCGTAGGTGTTCTCGTCCAGAATGTCGGAAGCAATGATTTCGTCCTTGGTGTTTCTGGATGTGATGACAGGGCTACCACTCGTACCCGTCATGGCGTAGTTGAACGGCATCCAGAGCCTGCGCTGGTGGTAGATGGCCCAAGGCGGGGCGGGCATATGGGTGAACCCAAGCCCAATCGACTGACGCTTGCCCACGGCAATGGTGGCATTGGTGATGTCAGCCGCATCCGCCCTGAACAGGAATGTGTTGGCCGTCACCTCATACACCACATATTCCGTAAGGGGATTGAGGTCGGTGGCACCCTTGTCGCTGACAATTACCTTGTCCCCAACGACAACCTCATGTCCAGTTTCCGTCACCGTCACTACGCCAGAGGCAATGTCCGTGTTCTCGGCGGTGTCGTAAACAAGGGGCTGAGTGTAAGCGCCCTTGTCCACCAACTCAAATTGGGTGGTGATGGTGGCTGAGGCTATGCCGCCAAAAGTTTCGTTGCTGCCAGAGCAGTTGTAGTGGATTTCCGTAGCCGTCACGTTCTTCACCGTGAACGTGCCATTAGGGGTTGATCCACCAGCCGCCGTCAACCCAGCCACAATGATGGTGTCATCCTTGATGACGTGATGATGGCTGGCCACCGTGATGCGGGCCTCATTCCCCTGCCTGACAGCAGCCGTGATGGTGGGCACAAACCCATGCCACTTCATCGCCACCTTTCCATTCCTGAAGATGAAAAGGTTTTCAAACGCCTGAAGAATCTCGCAGGTGGCATCGACATACTCGCCCGTGGGGTAGTTGATGCTAGTGACGGTAGCCGAGGGATTGGAGGCTAGGATGAGCTTCACCGCACTATCCGTGGCCAGAGCCAAGTATTCCGTGGATGTGCTATTTGGGTCTGAATAGAGACAGGACCCATAAATCTGACTGACAGACCCTCCTAGCGTGAAAGGAAGAGTGAGAGACAGGGTGGGAGCTACACCCGTGGCTATGGGCTTAAACACGTTGTAATAGCCAAGACGGGGTTGCCAAGCCCCGTCCACATCCATGCGCCCATTCTGGGAGACGGCTATCTCTCCCGGCTTCAGCTGGTCAGGACGAAGCCTTTGGTTGATACGAACAAAAGCCGTATCCCCGTCGTCCACCAGCTGGCTGTCTAGCCTTCCAAAAGAGGCGTATCTTGGCATACGCCCATCCTATCATTAGCGCCGCTTGCGCTTGAGCTCTACGTTCTTCAGCTTGCCCGCATTGGCAGAGGCGTAGAACACCCGCTGCCCACGCTCCTTGCCATACTCTTTCTGCATGGCGGACATAATCTTCTTACCTTTTTTGGTGAGGGGCATCTTAGGAGCACTTCTTACGGCTGGTGCCGTGGTTCTTGGTCTTCATGGAGCCATATTCCATCATGGCCTCCTTCTTGCCCTCGCCCATTTCGTGACGAGCCATCTGCTTCTTCGACTTGTAGCGTTCGCCTGATTTGCTCATAAGTTTGGTGTTGACAGAAAATTGATTCCCCCTCCACCTCCCCGCTAGGGGAGGCGTCCTAACAGGACCATAATACCTTACGAGCCCAGTAGTTGGCGGAGAGCTTTCCTTCCCCGCCCTTGATGCCACCAGACCTAGCGCAATAGGACTTCCTGCGCTCTTTGCTCCTATGCTGGGTGTAGTCCTGCATGGAACTATCACCGAAATGGACAATCCTCTCCTGCCCATTCGCACAGGCTTTCACCACTTTCTTCTTCCCCGGCCTCCAGCTTTTCATCGGCTGGTTGCAGGGCATATCGGATTTGCTCTTCCGATTCATCGTTTAGCTCTCCGATAGCGTACCACAATGGAATAGACACCGGCTGCAATGGCTAAGAGGGAGGCTAGGATGCGGAGACCCCAATCAATCTGCTCCTGCCAAGCGGCAATGCTACTGGTGGCACTCACCAT